TTTCCATGCTACGACATGAAACGATATAACGCAATAAAAAACCCGCTATCCTCGGATGGATGCGGGTTTTAGTTGTGTTGCGCCACCTTGTGATTCTATGTACTGGCGCCCCGAAGACGAATCGAACACAAGCCAGAATGCCGCGCCATTGCTGGTTTTACGGTTTGCGCTTTGCCAAGATACCCCCATAAATACCCCCAGGCAGTGCAATCCGCAGGTATCTCGCGGCAGGGTCATCCATCAATGCTGTTTCGGTGAACCACCCGCCAGAATCGCCCAGGCTGCGAGTAAATCCGCTGTCCCATATCAGCCCCTATCCACACAAAAGAAAACCCGCCACAGGGGCGGGTTCTCAGTCTGAAACCGGCCGCGACGATGTGAATGCATCGCCCGCCGACTCTCGCGGTTATTCTGAAACAGGCCACTCACGAGTTACGCCCGTCCGCGCTAAAACCGTCGCGGCTCGGTGAACGTCAATCAGCCCCGGTTTACCCGAAGCAGCAGCGCATCAACGCCCAGGGTTAGGGTGGCCGGAGCCTTCGCCTTGAAGGCAACCCGAACCCAGGGCAGATTCCCCCGGTAGCCGATCCGCCTGGCGATGTTCTGGTCTACGCCGTCTGCCCGGGAAGCCGCAGCCGGGATGCCCACGAGGCTTTCCGATCCAAGCAGCTCTTGATTGGCGACGCTCGCGAAGCCGCCGGCCTGCTCGTCCGAATACTGCACCGCGAATTCAACGGAGCCGCTTGTCGAGACTGCCCCATAGCTGACAAGCAGCTCGACGCCGAGATAGTCATCGACCTTGATCGCTTCGCTGTACGCCTTGTAATACCCGTCGACCTTCGTAATGCTCAGTTGCTGGGGCGGCATCACCTGTACCACGTCCACGTCGAAATTTTCCATTTCGTGTCACCTATGAATCGGCCCCGCCGAAGCGGGCCCAATTGGTCAACTGGCGGAGAACTTCATCAGCTTGATCGCGCGGGTGTCACGTACCGCGCCGCCGACGCGCCGGGTGGTATAGAACCGGGTGTACGGCTTCAGCGTGAAGGGGTCGCGAACCATCCGGCTGGAACGGTCGACGATGGTGTAGCCCGCCTGGAAGTTGCCGAACGCGATCGACAGGCTGTTGGCGGCGATGTCGGGCAAGTCTTCGCACTCGTACACCGGATAGCCAAGCAGCGTGCCGGTGGCGCCGATTTGCTGCGCCTCGTTGGGAAGCTTCCAGATGTAGTCGCCGGTCGTAGTCTTCATGCCGCGCACCGCTTCCAGCGTGTTCGTGTTCATCATCCACGCCGCGCCGGCTCGGTAACGCTGTTTCAGCGAATGCACCAGCTTGATGAGCTTGTCAGCCGGGGCCGAGGCAGCGAAGGCGCCGGATGCGCCTGAAGCCACGTATTGCAGCTTTTTGGCGTCGCGCACGCCGTCCGCCTCGTTGGTGGTGTCATAGGTCAGGACGCCGGTGGGCTTGTTCACCCCGCTGCCCGTGATGAACGCCGTACCCTCGCCCTCGCCGAATGCTTCCGCGAGTTCTTCAAGCAGCCAGTTTTCCAGATCGAAGGCGTTGTCTTCCAGCAGGTTCTGAGTGATGGCGGGCTGGGCGTAGATGGTACCGATCACCGGCTTGATGAGCTGGAACTGAGGCGCGTCCGTATCGCCAATGGGGTCGATCTCGCCAACCCAGTCATAAGCCGTGCCGCCGACGGAATGGACCATCGAGAAATCGCCGCTTTCGGCCTGGACGACGCGGGCCAGTTGCCGCATCGGGTTGACCTCGCGCAGCACCTTCGTGAGCAGGCTGTCGAGCTGGCGCGGCACCATGTAGCCGCCGTCAGGGTCGCTACCGGCGCTCATGCTCTTGGTCTGCTGCAGATCCGCCTCGCGTCCGCTGCGCAGCCAGCCCATGAATGCCTGTTTGTACTGGCGGTCTTCGCTGGAGAAACCGGCGACGTCGCGGCCGCCCATGTCGGGGCGATTCAGCTTAAGCATCTGGTCGGAGAGGTCCTGCTCCAGTTTGTTGAACCGCTCGTCGTAGCGTTTGACGAATTTCTCAATCCCATCGTTGGCCTCAACTTGCAGCCGTAACACGTCATCCATAGTCGTGCCAAGAGCCAACGGCAGGCCGCCGACACCGGCCAGCATCAGTTCGGCATGGGCCGGCTGGTAGCCCGCCAGCATGGCAAGGCCCATGAGGGCGATAACGCCCAGCATGATCAGTTTGGGGTTTTTGATAAGGTTCTTCATGTCGTGCTCCTTGTGAATGCCACATGGCATGACTGAAGAATCACAAAGCCTGCTCACGGTTTAGGGGATGCCGGGATTGTGTCTACAGAAAATATTTCTCTAACTTTGCTCCACTTGTTGCGCAAAGTGCACAGCGTTATCTGACGCCTGCCCAGGCGCGGATCGTAATAGGCCAACATTTTGAAGCCCTCGTCAATTTCTTCCACCGGGCTCGCCTCATCCCCCAGCAATTCACGTTTTAAGGCCTCATGCCGCAGCCGCAGCAGCAGCCGCTCGAAACTCAGTTCGCCGCCCATGCCGCGCGCCAGGCCCAGCAGGTAGTTATGCAGGAAACCATGCTTGCGGCCGGTGTGCTGGGCGGCGAACTTGACGCCGATGCGGATCAGCCCCAGGCACTCGTCGCGCTCGGGGCCGGGCGGCAGGTACTCAGCAGCGTAGCCCGTGCAGCTCATTCACCCTTGCCTCTGAAGTGCGCCGCAACGGCGATTTTTGCCTGGGTGATGGACAGCCCCCCGGCGCGCAGGCGCTTCTCCATCTCGCGCTTGCTCTCGGCTACCCGCAGTTTTTTCGGCACGAAGGCCTGGGCGACTTTCTGGATGATCGCTTTCATGGCTGTGCCTCAGTGGGCCAAGGCCGGCGTGATGGCCGCCGCCTCGCCAGTGAACATACTCACGACAGCCTCATCGGTCGCGGGATCGCGCAGCACGAGCTCCAGCCGAACGGCCCCGCCGCCGTGAGGCGCCGTGATGGTCAGGTGCGGGTACAGGCCTCGCGCATCGTGCAACCCGGCCGCCTCGGCAACGGCGGCCGGGTCGCTGGATGCCTGAGCGTGTTCCACTACCAAGCCCATGAACTTTGCTGCCATGGCCGCCAGGCGGCTGTCTCGATCTTCGTTACTCATCTGCGTGCTCCTGTTCGATGGTCGGGGTGTTACCAGCGTCGCCGCCTTGCGCGAGTAGTTCGCGGAGGCGGGTTTCCGCTCTCTCGATTTCGGCCGCGTACTTTTCGGGGGGAAGCCACACCGATGAAGACCGGCCCCACAGGCGGGCATGGCTGGCATTCTTTTCGAGCGTGGCGAGCACGTCATTCAGACGGCGGATTTCAAACTCAGCCGCGCGGCGGCAGGCCGTCGAACAATACTGGGCCGGCCTTCCCTTGGCTTGCGTCTGCTTTGGCAGGGGAATTCCGCACTTCGGACAACATCTAGTGAATTCATTCATCAATCATTTCTCCACTATGGGGGGACTGGGTAATTCGCGCGGGAACAAAAACGATTTGGGGCACGGTGTACAGCTGGTGAGCTGTAGAGAACTTCCGCCCCCCTACCCACTGCCTCGGCGCTCAACTCGAGACTTGATCTTGTGGCAGTCACGGCACAGAAGTTCTTTGTTGCTGTCAGCGTCCGAACCGCCAGCCGAGAGCGGGATGATGTGGTCGACCTCATCACCAAGGGTGACGTGGCCTTGCCTCAAGCATTCCTGGCACAGCCCTTTGTCACGGCGCTTGATTCGCTCCCGATCATTCACGCCATGCCGGCCAGTCTTGCGCTTGCCTTCAGATCCGTGCCGGCGTTCATACGGGTGCCGGGCACAGCGGCTGCCACCATCACGCACCAGCACGCCGCAGCCGGGGTGTGTGCAGGGTCTTGGGGCTGCGCTAGGCATTGGCCGCCCCCCTCCATTGCTCGGATAGCGTTCTTTCTGTCAGCTCGCGGGCCTTCTTCTCATCCAGGTATCGCAGCCAGCAGCGTGGGCAGACAGCTCCGCCTTCAACGGATCGCCACTGTTGATGGTGTTCGTTCGGTTTGTGTTCAGTACTGCAAGCGAGGCATTTCATGATTTCCCTTCAATGCACCCAATGCGCCGATTCAGCGTCAGCAAGCCTTGTCTCTATCTCGCGGCGGAGTCGGGTAGCGAAGTCAAACGTGGATTGGCCAGACCCTGCAGTAAGCCCCAGCTCATCGGCCATGGATATAAGCAAAGGGTTTGCTTGGTCAGGCTGGTACGGCAGTCGATCAAGAATGCGCGCCAATTCGTGCAGGCGTTTGGCGGCCTTCTGTTCAAAAGTCTGAGAAAAACTCTGTTCTTTGCCCCGTCCAGAATCTGGACGGGTTTTAGTGTCGGATTCTGGACGGGTTTTAGTGTCGGATTCTGGACGGGTTTTGCCCTTTACCTGTCCAGAATCTGGACGGGTTACGAATGGATTAACGATCCTGTATTTCGCTGGACAGGAGCGCCCGCCATTGCCGAACTTTTCCAACCATCCGTACCGAACAAGTGCAGCTGTCGAACGGCTGATATTCTGCGGCGAGACGCCGCAGCGACGGGCGATGGTCGAGCGGGCAGTCGGCCAGGTCCAGCCAGTCAAAAAATCGGCAAATGACAGCAGTGCTACCAAGACCCTGAACTCTGTTGGCGACAAACGCTCATCCTTGATGGCTTCAACAGGTACTCTTGCCCACTGTTCTTTTTGCTCGGCCATCTCTCAGCACTCCCGAAAAAATCGGAAATTGGCGCGGAAATTGGCGGCCGTCATCGCCTAGTGTCCGGCTTGGCGCCGGCCTCGACGAGCCTGTCGAGAGTGATCACCATCTCAAGCTGAAGATCCACACGCGCCATGGTCGTGTGGATGCCTCGCAGCGCGAACGCTTGACGCAGCCGCTCGGTGAATGCTGACATTGCCACGGCCGGCTGGGACGTCAATGCGCGGATCGCGTGCATGGGCTCGCCGGCATTTTCTTTTTTGGCAGACATGGCAGCGCCTCACTGACTTAAGGCGCGTCTCAATTCGCCGACATTCCAAGCCGTTACGCGCGCGCCCATCTTGCGCGGCGCAGGCATCGTTCCGGCCTTCACCCGCCGCCACACCGTGACGTTTGCGCAGGCGAAAAGCGCAGCCACCACGGGGACACGCACATTCGCAGAATCAGGGAGAGAGTCGAAATTACGTAGTGCGTCCGGGATACCTGACGCGCGGTGCTTTGATGTGGTGCTCATTTGTCATGCCCTCAGTGATACGACATGACATGGATAATAAGCACCAAATTCAAGGCGCTGGCAAATACTTACCGTTATGTTTTGGATGGTTAAATTGCGAAATTCCTAACGGTTTTGCAAGCGCCAGCAACAACAATCGCTCCCAAGTCGTACCCCAATATCTTGGACAGGCCGGCAGCAAAAAGCCTGAAGCTGCTTCCATTCGCTGCTGATGGATGCTTTCCAAAATGGTCGCTATAAATGCTCGCGAGGAAGAACGCGAGGCTTTTTTCAAGATGTTTATTCTGCCACTGCTTCTCCCTTTTTTCATGCCTCTCCATTACGCCAGAAGACAAAACCAGCGATTGAAGATAGTCAATCAAAGGCGATAATTGATTCAAGTCTGGCGGCATTTTAGAGCATTCTTTTTGTTCAACTTCAACTGCTTGGTAGCAAGCCAGAGCCCTCGCAACGTCTTGCGGAATTTCCTCTAGAGCTGACCGCATTTCCAATGCGGCTTTATGAATCCGGCGAGCGTGTTTGATTCTTTCACGTGCGCTTGTCGGCGGTGAGTTGGTGCGTGGCAGCCAATCTGAAATGGTCAATTCGGCCGCGTTCAAAAAGACGGCGGCTTGCGTCCGCTCAGACTTTCGTTTCCAGCACTTCAATAGTGCCTGCCGCTGTACGTCGGTGAATTTGAAGGACGTATCCATACATGTTCCCTTGAGGCCATGCCCTCAAATGAGGTGCCACACCAGGCGGCGAAGGTTTCCGCTTTTCGCCCCGTCGGGCTAGGCGTGGAAAACTGGTCAAACGAGAGCGCGCTATTCGCGCAGAAGCCCAACGCCGATTACGTCCAGCTCGCAGATTGCTTCGTTCAGGGCCTTGTCCGCGATCATGGCTATGCGGTCGATTTCGCCCGCGTAGGCATCCCCCTGGTGGTTGCGGCAGATGGAAATACATCCGGCGAGCAGGGCTCGCACTGAGTGCAGAACGTCCACTTGGGAATAAATTACGTCGCCCGGGTTAACTTTATTGGTAATCATGATTGCGCCCTCCCAGTCAGATCATGGCCTTGGTCAGAATCCCCATTCAAAACGGTATGTGCCTCATCTAGCAGGTCGACAAGCGCCCACATCGAGTGCGATAAGGTATCGTCCATTTGCTCAGATCTGTTTGTGAGTTGCCCCGCCAGGTCGGCGATGCCCTTTGCTTGCATGAGCCGTCTGCTGATGGCATTGATTTCGTCGAATGTTAAAGTACGTCCAGCCATGATGATCTCCTTTAAAGATCGTTGCGGTTAGGGGCGGATGGTGTGACTGCACCAACTCGCCCCGCTTTTGCCTGATTCCGTCAGGCGGCGGTTTTTCCGCGCAGCGATACCACTTCCGCGCCGGATTCCAATGCGTCGCAGGTATCGGCCCAGGCCTGCATCATTTTGCGCCGCTCGGGCAGGTGTTCAGATCTGGCATAGGCCGCCACCGTGCTGTCGGTTTCCTTGTGGTCGAGCTGTCGCTCCATTGCCTCACGGCTCCAGCCCTGCTCGCTCAGGATCGAGCGAGCCGATGCACGGAAGCCATGGACGCACTGGCGCCCCTGGTACCCCATTTTGTTCAGCATCTTGCCGACGGTGTTCTCGCTGATAACTGCAGCGTCTCCGTACCCCTTGGCCTTGGGAAACAGGTAAGGCGAATGCCCGGTCAGGTCTTTCAATTCACGCAGCAGCGCCAGCGTCTGGGTGGATAGTGGGACTGTATGCGCGGGCAGATGCTTGCCGGTCTTCATGCGCTTGGCGGACACCTTGAACTCCTTCGCCTTCCAGTCGATTTCTTCCCACTTGGCGAAGCGGAATTCCTGGGCGCGCACGAAGGTCAGCAGGGCGAAATAGGCCGCGTGCCTGGTCACGGGGTCATATCCGGTGGCGGCCCTCAGATCGCGCAGGAAGGCGCCGAACTCGCGGCGCTCGGTAATGGCCGGCCGGTGGTTGACCGCGGGCTTGTGCAATGCGCCGACCAGGTGCGCCGCAGGGTTGTCTTCCGCCCTGCCGGTGGCCACACCATAGCGGAATACCTGCCCGCACACTTCGCGCAGGCGGACGGCGGTATATGCGATGCCGCGCGCTTCCACCTTGCGCAGCATCGCCAGGACTTGCGAAGCCTTCACGCTCGCAATGGGCAGATAGCCGATCTCCGGGAAGACGTAGGCCTCCAGCTGGGTCATGGTCTTGTCGGCGGTCGACTTCGTCCACTTCTTTTTCAGCTTCATCGCGTGCCATTCACGGGCCACGGCCTCGAATGAATTGGCCATGGCCGCCATAGCGGCCTGCTTGGCTTCCTTGCGATGCTCTCCGGGGTCGGTTCCATCCGCCAGAATTTTCCGCGCCTCAGCATGCTTTTCTCGGGCGCGCGCCAGGCTGACGTCGGGATAAGTGCCCAGCGCCAGCGTCTTGAATTTGCCGAGGAAACGGTAGTTGTAGCGCCAGTATTTTCCGGTGGAATTCACCAGCAAATAGAGCCCGCCGCCGACTGTCAGCTTGTAGGGCTTGTCTGCAGGCTTGGCCTTCTTGACGGCAATGTCGGTCAGCGGCATGGCTTGTACCTGTTCTGAGGGTATCCGGTTTGAGGGCAATGCAGATACCCCGCCAAATACCCTCAAGTTGTGGGTATTTCCATGCTACGACATGAAACGATATAACGCAATAAAAAACCCGCTATCCTCGGATGGATGCGGGTTTTAGTTGTGTTGCGCCACCTTGTGATTCTATGTACTGGCGCCCCGAAGACGAATCGAAC